TGTACACGCACTTGAATATGACCATTATAATAGTCTTTTGATTCAAGAACTCTGCGACTAAACTGTTCACGAGCCTCTATATATGACGTTTCAGCTTTGCTTTTACAATAGAAAAGCACCTCTCGACGAAAGTTTTCTTGACCTAACTGCGCGATATCCTTGAGCAATTCATCCGACGAACCATAATAGGTACGCCAATCCGAATCAATTTTACCGCGGATTTTCTTTTTTTTCTTGGTGCCGTTTTTTAATTTTACTGTTTTATAAGTAGTTTTAGAAAATTTTGCTAGTTTTTTGCCTATGTACATACGCCCTGTAAGCATGTTTGTTATAAGATAAACAAACCCAACACACTCTTCGGGCAACGTTTCTATAAGTTGATTTTCGTAGTACCAAGACATAATATATGTATATTAATCATCCTGGTCCTCCCCTGCCTTTTGGTTTGCCTTGCGTTGTGCCTTGTCCTGATCCAGCCAAACACGATACTGTTGCACATGTTCTCTGCGTTCACGGGCTATGATTCTAATCTGCGCCAGCCAGTAGCGCATGTTCTCTCCTGCTCGTCTAGTACCTCGAGCCTGCCATTTTTGATTTTCTTTAAAGTACTCTTTGAAGGCCGTCATGAGACGTTCATGGCTTTCTTCATTTTGAAACGGCACTGGATCAACGTGTTTACTCATTGATCTCTAGGTCGTTGGCATAGTAAGTAAAGCCATTTTCTTTGATAACTTTGAGCACATTGTTCACACGACCAATCAATTCGTCCTTGTGACTGATCAAGAAAATATTCTTTTTGCGTTCACGGCTCATTTTCTTCAGCACTGCCAGGGCGCCTTCCACACCTGCCGCATCCAAGCCATTGTCAATCAGTTCATCCACAAACAGCAAGTTGATCTGTTGATACAGGCTTTCCCACACATCACGGAAACTCCAACTCAAGCCCAGGATAAGTCTGTTGCGTTCACCTCTGCTGAGATTGTCAAAATCCAAGTCCTGCCCCAGCTGGGTGATCTCCACGGTCAAGTCATTCTTGAACATCACAGTGTGTGGCAAGCCCATCTTGTCAAGATAGTATGTGAGCCTGTTATTCAGGTATGCTAGGTTTTGATCAATGATCTTTTTGCGGATAAAACTGTCCTTGCTGGTCAGTAGTTTAAGCAAAAACTCCTGATGGTCTTTGAGTGTGTTGAGTTCGTTAACTGTATCCCAGGTGATTTCTTGCATGGCAGTGTCAGTCAGCTCATCAATCTGTTCTTGGTAAGGATCAGTTTCTCCCGCTTTGATAGTCAACTGTGTTTCCAAACTTTTTAGATTGTTTTGATGTTTGAGTGCCTGCTCAACACTGTCGTAATAGGTATTGGGTCTAGCTGCCACTTCACCGATGGCTGTAATTTCTCGGGTAATCTTGGCTGTGTCAGCGGCCACTTTGTCAAAGTATCGTTGTGCTTCGGCCAAGTGTGTTGTGGCTTCCGCAGTCATTTCTTCATGCTTGTGGTCATGCAGTTCTTGGTCGCAAGCGTGGCATTTTTTATCTTGCAGTTTAGCAAGCTCGCTCGCGTACTTTTTTACGCTTCGCTCCGCTTGCGCTGTCGCGCTGTCGAGCGTGGCCCGCTCCTTGTTTAGGCTTTTCAGCTTGGCTGCTTTTTCTTCGTATGCTTTGAGCTCAGCGTGTTTGGCCAATTCAGCTTCAATGTCCACACCTTCAAGTTCCACAATGGCCCTGGCAATTTTTTCTATTTCTTGATGATGCTGATTGTTCCACGCACTTTGTCTGGTCAGTAATCCGTCAATACTGACCTGTATCTTTTCATTGCTTTTACGTGAGGCTTCTATGTTGGCAGTTTCTTGTGTGACTTGATCTTTGGTCAGCTTGATCATTTCTTTCAAGCTCTCTGCTTTTTCACTTAGGATAGTGATGCCCAGCAGTTGCTCAATGATCACACGTTGGTCATTGGCCCGCATTGACAAAAACGGTTCAGTATAGGTGTTAAGTGCAACCACATGTTTGAACATGTCGTGGCTCATGCCCAGCAAGTCATCCAAGTCCTTCTGGGTTTCACGCATGTCGCCCTGTGCATCATCTGTTTCAGCAGTTTCTTGTTCTTGGTCGTTGACAAAAAACTTTAGCACATTGGGTTTGCGCCCACGTTCGATTCTATAGTCTAATCCGTCTTTTTCAAAACCTAGAGTAACCAACATGCCTTTATTGTTGATCTTGTTAATGAGATTGTCTTTTTTGATGTTGGTTAATGCGTTGCCAAATAGAGCATAACTGAGTGCATTTACAATGGTAGTTTTACCTGTACCATTTCTGCTACCATTATCGTCGCCACCTTGATCTAAATTTTCACCCAGCACCAGTGTTAAGTTTTGCTGTGCAAAATTTACTGCTTGAGTCTGGTTGCCCACACTCATAAAGTTTTTAACTGTTAGTTCTTTTATCTTGATCATAGGCTATTGTAAATTGACAACAAAGTATTTTTGTCGTAAGTATCACTCTCGATGTTAATAATCTGACTGCTGACAATTTGATCCACACTTTCAAATGCTTGAATGTCAATATTGGTATTGATTTCAATATCTTTCTTTTCAGCAATCAGTGTAAGTTCGCGAATGTCATAATCTGATACAAATTTCTCTTTGATAAAACTGGCTTCTTCGTAAGTAATATCGATGTCCAAGGTAACACGTAGATGTTGCTTGGTTTTAATGATAGTGTCTGCACCGTCAATCAGCTCGCTAAGTTTTAGTGTGCGGAATGTGGGTTGATTATCCCATGTATGATACTGGGGTGTTCCACCCCACTCTAACGTCATCATGCCACGCTCGTCGTCCCATGTGTCTGCATAGTTGTGCGGAAAAGCATTGCCAATGTAGACCACATTGCCCTGTTGCTGACGTTTGTGAAAATGTCCAGAGAACACATAATCCGGGCCACGTAAATCTGCGGCCTGTAGTTCTCCATGATCCGGCATCTGTACCATGGCATTCATGTAGAACAAAGGCAATTCAAAATGCCCAAAGATATATTTGCTCTTGGAGCCCTTTAGGCTTTTCCACTCATCTCCTACAAGCCACGGACAGAGTGTAACGTTCCCAGTGGTAGTCGGTTCGTGTACCACTGTGATGCCGGGAATGTATTTTCCAAACTCAACCGAATGAATGTCCCGTTTGTCTTTGTAATATAGATCGTGGTTACCAGGAAAAAAATAAAAATTATCAAATGCTTGACCCAGCTTTTCCAAAGCGCGAAGGCTATAATCCATAGTAGTGATATTGAGACTATTGCGATTGTGATGCCAATCTCCCATAAAAATTCCAGTGTCACAGCCTTCCTCCTTTGCCTTGGCAATGTACCAGTCTACAAAATCTTCACAGTCTTGATTGTGTACACTGCTGTTAGATTTTAATCCAAAATGGATATCTGTAAAACAAGCTACTTTTTTAAACAAATTACTCACTCGGTGTGTCCTCGTTGTGTCGCTTCAGTGCCGCCGCATGTTCTCCAGCACCAGTTCTTGAATAGCTTGGATTCATGCCGTTAATTTCTAAAATGTCATCGCGAATGTTTTGATTACGCTTTTCGATATTGATAACACGAACAAAACTATTGGTCACAGCCGCAGTAAAATAAGCAAACGGATTGTCACTTTTACTTTCGTCGAACTGTAATCCAATCTGTGTTAGCTGTAAAATAGCTTGACCCTTCATTTCATCATTGTATGTGTAGCCACGAACGTTGCCGCGAGTAGCATACCTCTCACACAATTTTAACATCATTCTAGCTAAGGTGTTAGTAATTTGGCCCGCATCTTTGTCAAAGTGACCTTTGTCCAACGTGCCTTTCCAATGACTCTTGCCAACACAGATTAAGTTTTCCGGAGCTGTGTCATCAAATTTCCAATGCTGGAACGGCGGAAAGTTTACTTTGTCTCTATGGTCAGCAAGACTTTTAGGATTCTTTTTACGAGTGTTGTTGAGTGGGATATGATCAAAAGTCATGATCCTAAACACTAGATCTGTCTTTTGGATCTTTTTATAGTCCACTTCGCAGTCTGCTTGTTTGACTTTTTCTCCGGCTTTTTTACGGGATGCATATTCCAAATCGCCTATGCGTTTGGCTTGATTGCGTTTGGCTTCTGCGATTGTTCTAATATTGATTTTGTCTACACTGGGCAAAATCATATCATATTGATGATACTTTGGATCGGTAAAACTGCAATATGAAGTTTTTGATCTATGTATTTCCAACAACATGTCCTTGTTGTTTAGGTAATTTACTTTTGCTGTCATCCTTGAAGAGTCCTCTAATAAGTTATTATAAACTACGCACATTAAAAAGTCAACTAAATACTATACCAAAATAGGAATGAGACTATGGGATTACTAGACACACTAAGCGGTTCGGCCAACATACTTGGAGCCGGTTCCAGTGCGATTAACACAGCGAAAAACATGTCTAGTGCTATCAGCACAGCATATTCAAGCAACGGTGGCGGCAACGTTGCGGCTGCACTACGATCGATCAACTTGCCCGCCGCTGGAGAAGCAGTGGGTGACATATTGAGTGCAGTAGCTACTTTTGGAGGCGATGCCAATGCCAATGATTGGCGTGCCAGATTAAGTTTGGCCAACTGGAATAGTTTCAAAAGCAGTCCAGTTTTAAAACCGTTAAAAGATGCTGGTGGTTTAATTCTTCCATACACTCCTAAGATCACAATAGCAAGCGGTGCCCAATACGAGTCAATTGATACAGTACATACAAATTACGGATTCAAAGCGTTTAAGAACAGTGACCCGGGAATTATACAAGTTGAAGGTTCCATGTATGTTGAAGATGCTACACAAGGTCTGTACTGGATTGCCATGGTGCATTATTTAAGAAGTCTTACCAAAATGTTTGCTGGAAATGATTCCAAGGCTGGTAATCCACCACCGATTATTTTCTTTAATGCTTATGGAAATTATGTGTTTAAAAATGTACCAGTAGTGGTAACTAAAATGAGTATAACATTACCTAATGATTGCGATTATATTGGATGTAATGTGGTTGGCAGTGCCGCTGGAGAGATACAAGGTATTGCAGATAGCCTTGGCGGACTAGCCAGTGTAGGCGCTGGCTTGCTGGGAGGTTCTAGTGGTATTGGCGGAATATTAAAAGGTGTTAGTAGCATTGCTGGCGGGGTTGGACAAGTGGCAGGGCTGTTAGGTTCGTTTGGTATTGGCGGAACAACAAGCGGCGGAGTTGCCCACGTGCCTACCAAGAGTACATATAACATAACACTACAACCCATATATAGTAGAAACAGTGCTCGTAACTTTAGCCTTGACAGATTTGTTACCGGTGGCTATCTTAATAATGGTTTTGGATATATCTAACTATGAAAACTACTTATTCTAATACAAGTCCTTGGTATGCAACAAGAATAAAAAAGAATTATCTTGGCATTTTAACTATTAGACCAGTAAGTGCTGATATAGATGATTTTCTTTATACATTAGAACCACAATACACATATCGTCCTGATTTACTGGCATACGATTTATACGGAGAACAAAATCTTTGGTGGGTCTTTATGCAACGAAATCTAGATGTTATTCAAGATCCTATTTTGGATTTTGTTCCTGGAACGCAAATATACATACCTAAAGGCAGCAGTTTAAAAATCTTGTTAGGGTTATAAAATGAGTTTAGACGGATTATCCGGTGCAATTAATTCTGCCACACAAACGATCAGTAGTGTTGGTAAAGCAGTAAACACATTTGTGACAACTGGGCCTATTGGCGGGCTGACTTCAGCACTTAGCGGAATTACCGGAGTACTCGGCGGCATTGGAAATTTTCTTAAAGGACTTGCTCCCGGCCAACAACTACCTCTTAAAAATCCATTGTTTGATTATGCTAGTTATACCTATGTGCTAGGTATAGGCATACTTACAGAAGAAGAGCTAAATTACCCGGACAAAACATATAAAGCTGGCAAACGTATCCAACTAATTTGTAAAGATGCCAATTCTGATCCTAACAATAGAGTAAACACAGTATACGGTAAGTTTGATTTTTTTATTAACAACGTAGACCTAAACAGTGTCATTGGTTGGGAACAAGGATGTAACAACACCAATGTGATGAATTTTAGTTTCGACGTAATAGAACCATACAGCATGGGGCTATTCATGCTATCCTTGCAACAGGGTGCCCAGGAGGCCGGGTGGGATAATTGGAGAGAATGCCCATTTATTCTCACAATTGAATTTCGCGGAAACACTGAAACTGGATTAATAAAAAGTATCCCCAATACAACAAGACATATTCCTTTTAGTTTTGTAGACTTGCAAATGACAGCAAGTGAAAAAGGTAGTGTGTACAAGTGCAGTGCCATGCCATGGAATCAGGTAGCATTAACTGATGACGTGGCCAACACCAAGAGCGATAGTTCAGCTGTGGGATCCACCGTACAAGAAATATTGCAATCGGGTGAAAACAGTTTACAAAAAGTGCTCAATCAGCGCATGAAAGAAATGGAAAAACAAGGCATTGTAGAAAAAGCTGATGAGTATTTAATAATGTTTCCCGGAGACCCTTCTAGTATTGCAGACATTGGTCAGAGTCAAGATACCACAGAAGATACGGGCCTTACTGCAACATATGCTATTACAGATACTCCAAATGCATCTAGTTTATATAGTGTATTGGGAGTAAGTCGTAGCAAAACCAATCAAACACTTGTGCAGGATGAAGGCAATTGTAATATTATAGGTCAAGCCAGTTTGGGATTTGACGACAAACGCAAAGGTGATCCGTCGTTTGGTAAAGATCAAGACATGTATGATACAAAGTCTGGAGTATTTAATCCAGGTAAACTTGTAATTAACGGTACTAGTACTGAAATGAGATTTTCACAGGATACCAGTATTCCCGCGGCAATTAATCAAGTTATTCTCCAAAGCAATTTTGTAAACGAAACCCTTGATAGTAGTAAAATAACTCCAGAAGGTTTTAGAGAATGGTATCGTATCAGCTGTAAAGTTTATACCATAGGTGAAACACAAAACAATACTGGGCTAAAACCTAGACTAATTGTGTACCAAGTAGTACCGTATAAAGCTCATGCCAGCAGACTATTACCCCCGGGGGTCAAAGGGCCCGGATTTGAAAATTTAAAAGAGCAAGCAGTTAAAAAATACGAATATATCTATACAGGGCATAATGTAGACATTATAAATTTTGAGATTAAATTTGTAAACGGTTTTGTTTACATTATGGGTGCTGACGGTTTAACCAAAACACAGGACAAAGTTACTGCCAATCAGACAGGCGCACAAGAGCCGGACAAAAAAGAAAATGTTCAGTTTATGCCAAATGGCAAACCCATATCAAAAGAACCAGGTATCGTTCCTACAATTTTAAAATGGACAAACACGCTGACAGGTCAAGATCGAGGTGGCGGTGGCGGAGCAGAAGGCCAAGCACAACGTGCGGCCAAGTTGTTTAATCAGGCTCTTAATAATCCATTTGATATGTACAATCTAGAAATGAGAATCATTGGTGATCCATACTTCATTACACAAAGCGGCACAGGAAATTATACCAGCGAACAAGCCACACACAATTTAAATTCAGATGGCACTGTAAACTACGAAAGCGGAGAAGTTGATATTATAGTTAATTTTAGAACTCCTATCGATATCAATCAAAGTACAGGATTATACAACTTTGGCGGTACTAGTAAAACAGCTCCGGTCACTCAGTTCAGCGGACTGTATTGTATACAAACTATTAAAAGTACATTTTCCAATGGTAAATTTGAACAAGTATTGTCGGGATTCCGTAGACCAACTCAGGAATACGAAGAAGAACCAACACCAAATGATCTGCCATCGACTACTAGAACAGTTACCGAAGAAGCCAACACAGATGCAGACTCGGAAGACTCGGGAGAATAATGTCAAACGACCAAACAAAAATTAGTGCCCAGGGATCAGAACCACGTCCTGGCCCATTTTTAGCCCGTGTGATCAGCCACATGGATAGCACATACATGGGTATGCTACAAGTTGAAATATTACGTCCAACTGGTAATACTGGAGATTCTGGACAACTGCACCAAGTAAAATACATGAGTCCGTTTTATGGTGTCACTAGTGCAGATTTTGTTAGAGAAGATCCTAACAACTATAGTAACACTCAAAAAAGTTATGGATTCTGGGCAGTACCTCCCGATGTGGGTACCACAGTTGTAGTAATCTTTATCGACGGTGATCCTAAACGTGGATACTGGATGGGGTGTGTACAGGATGAAGGCATGAACTTTATGGTTCCAGGAATTGCCGCAACTGAAAGTGTGGTTGATGAAACAGATAGAATGCCTGTAGCTGAGTATAATAAACAAATAAATTCAGTACAAGCCACCGATGCTACTAAAAATAAAAAACCTCGACACCCGCTAGCAGATGCATTGGAATCACAGGGATTGTTAAAAGACGACATTCGCGGACTTACTACTAGCAGTGCTCGCAGAGACATACCCAGTATGGTATTTGGAATGAGTACGCCTGGGCCAGTAGACAAGCGTCCCGGTAGTCCCCGGGGAGCAGTAGGTAAGGAAGATTATAAAATTCCAAATGCATTTGTAGGTCGTCTAGGCGGCAGCACATTTGTCATGGATGATGGAGATGATAAATTTCTTCGTAAGAAACCAGCAAAAGATGGTCCGCCAGAATATGCCAGTGTACTGCAAAAAGAAACAGACGGTGATGTGACACTTCCGCATAACGAACTTATTCGTTTACGAACAAGAACTGGCCATCAGATATTGTTGCATACCAGTGAAGATTTAATTTATATTACTAACAGTCGTGGAACATCTTGGATAGAACTTACCAGCGACGGTAAGATTGACATATATGCAGAAGACAGTATAAGTGTTCATACTGCAAATGATATTAATTTTTATGCTGACAGAGACATTAATATAGAAGCTGGTAGAAATTTTAATGTCAAGGCCGCAAGTAAAATACATACCGAAAGTGGAGATGACACTGAAATTATTTCAGGTGCTGCCACAAAAATAACAACTTCAGATGCGCTAGATATCAATAGTGGCGCTACTAATAAGTTTACATCTGGTGGAGATACTCATATCAAAGCGGCTAATACTGCAATTGACGGCGGAAATATCAATCTTAATTCAGGAGTGGCATCTGAGGCCATATCTGCAGAAGTACTAAGTACATTTGAACTACCAACAGAAGTAGAAGGCGCAACAATTGAAACCATAATGCTGAGAGTTCCGTCAACTGAACCATATCCGCATCACGAAAATCTAGATCCTGAAAGTTTTAAACCAGACATGACCGATCGAGATTCTGGTAGTGCAGGCACTGTGCCTACAGCATTTCAAACATATACAACGACCACTGATACTTTTAACAAAGTACAGGGAGCTGAAGAAGAGGAGCAATAATGGCTACAAATTTATACGATAAAATAACACTACCGGCTCGTCCCAACTCAACAATTGCTGCCCCACAAATGTACAAGGGATTCAGTACAGTCAATCCTAATACTCAGAACTTTATTCTGTATGATTTTGAATTAATCAAGCAAGATTTGCTTAATCATTTTAATATACGCCAGGGCGAACGACTAATGCAACCCGGCTTTGGATGCATCATTTGGGACATGATTTTTGAACCTTTAACAGAAGAAATTAAAGATATTATACTACAAAATGTCAATCAGATTTTAAACTACGACCCTAGGATACAAGCTGGTAATGTGCTTGTAACGCCCTACGATACCGGTTTGCAAATACAATGTACACTAACTTACCTGCCCTACAATATTAGTCAAGATTTACAATTGAAGTTTGACCAGGCCAATGGCTTGCTTACTCAATAAACTACGCACATATTTTTATCTAATAAATACACTTATTAGGATACATTATGAGCTCAACGGATAGACAAAATAATCTGCTAGTTAGCGAAGATTGGCAGAAAATTTATCAATCATTTAAGAATGCCGATTTCCAAAGCTATGACTTTGAAAATCTACGCCGTACGATGATTGACTATATCCGTACGAATTTTCCTGAAGATTTCAACGATTATATCGAGTCTAGCGAATACCTTGCCCTAATTGACCTTATTGCGTTCGTGGGCCAGAGCATAGCTTTCCGTGTGGACTTGAACGCTCGAGAAAATTTCTTAGAACTGGCAGAACGACGTGATAGTGTATTGCGGTTAAGCCGAATGATTGGTTACAATGCTAGCAGAAATGTTCCAGCCAAAGGCCTGTTGAAATTTAGCACCATACAAACTACGGAAAATGTTTTAGACAGTAACGGTATTAATCTTGCTGGGCAAGTAATTACTTGGAACGATCCAAGCAATACCAACTGGTACGACCAGTTTATCAAGATTATGAATGCCTCGTTGCCGGCCACACAACAGTTTGGCAATCCAATCGACCAGGCTAAAATTTATAATATTTCTACAAGTCAGTATAGATTTAATGCTAGAAATACAGACATTCCTGTTTATAGTTTCACTAAATCAGTTGCTGGTCGCAGTATGAATTTTGAAATTACCAGTACAACATTTGCTAATAAAACTGTAATTTACGAAGAAGCCCCTAAAGTAGGAAATCGTTTGGCATTTATTTACAAAGACGATGGATATGGCGCCGGCAGTACTAACACTGGTTTCTTTTTAAATTTTACTCAAGGCAATTTAAATCAAGGTGCGTTTACAGTTACTCAGCCTAGCAGTAATCAAACTATTGATATCAACACACAAAACATTAATAACAACGATGTGTGGTTGTACAGTTTGAATCAAAGTACTGGTTTAGAAAACACATTGTGGACTCAGGTTCCTGCACTAACTGGCAATAACATTATCTATAACAGTTTAAGTAAAAATATTAAAACTATCTATAGTGTGATAACTCGTGCAGGAGATGCAATTAGTTTAGGGTTTTCTGACGGCACATTTGGCGACTTACCACTGGGTGATTTTAGAAGCTACTATAGAATTAGCAACGGGCTGACATATTCAATAAATCCAAGTGATATTTTAAATGTGGCAATTAGTATTCCTTATACAAGTAGTAAAGGCCAAGCTGAAACGCTAACAGTAACTTTGAGTTTGGTAAACAACATATCAAATGCTGGTGGCACTGAGACTAATGCAAACATTAAAGCAAATGCCCCGCAGACATATTACACACAGAATCGCATGATAACCGGCGAAGATTATAGTATTAGTCCGTTAAGCATTACACAAAAAGTTGCTAAGGTAAAGAGTATTAACCGAACAAGTAGCGGTATTAGTCGTTACTTTGATCTAACAGACCCTACAGGAAAATATAGTAGTACCAACCTGTTTGCAGATGACGGTGTCATTTATCGAGATTTATATACATCCAGCACAAATTTTTCCTACATGACCAAAACTGATGTAGAAGGAATTATCTATAATACAATTTTTCCTATATTAAACGATCCTAATTTACGAAATTTTTATTATTCAAATTATATTAATTATATTTCTGAAAGTTTAGCAATCCAGTGGGTTAACGTAACCACTGACAGCAACAGCAGTACTGGTTATGTTGGGGACTCCAGCTTAATTCCTAAAAAATTATCTGGGTATACCAGCACTGACTTAAAATACTTTACTGGCGGTGCGCTGGTTAAATTCCTTGCTCCGGCAGGAAAATATTTTGATACTACAAATCAGAATGCTATAACATCTATACCGGCCAATTTAGATGCTGATAATCTTCCGTTTGGAGGTGTTAATTATTTGTGGGCGCAAGTTGCTAATATTGTGGGCGACGGAGTAGGCGACGGCGAAAACAATTCAGGAAAGACAACCATTAATGGCGGCCTGTTTGGAGTAGTGACATTAAATGAAATAATCCCAACTAGGGCAATTGTTAGTCAGATTATACCACAATTTAATTCAACGATTGGATCAACGGTAGTTACTACCATGATTGATTTAATCTTTAACAACAAGCCGTTTGGTTTAAGATACGATGCCGGAACACAAAGCTGGCAAATTGTGTTTGAAAATAACTTGAATACCACTAGCGGATTCAGCTTGGGATATCAAGGAGACACTACTAATACACAACAAGATTCAAGCTGGTTGTTGTTGTTTACCACCAACAACGAATACTATACCGTGAACACACGTCTATTGCGTTACATATTTGAAAGCGACCGATCAGTATCGTTTTATTTTGATAGTGCATTAAAAGTATTTGACACTGTTTCTAGTACAACTATATTAGACAGTTTAAAGATATTGAGTATTAATCCTCGCCCAGATGCCATTGCACCATTTACTACAGATCTTAACTGGCAAATTATCAGCGCATTTACCGGCCAGGACGGATATATTGATCCTAGTAAAATTATAGTATCATTTGCAGATACACAAAATAATGGAATTGTTGATAATCCTCAGTTATTTTTAGATATTGTAGCACCTGATACCAGCCCATTGAAAAAATATATTGTACAGCAAAAATATCTAATTAGTCAAGGTCAGGAAGATTACAAGTATGTAAGTAATGCAACTGGACTTGTAAAGATACTTGCAACACAGGGATCAGTGGGCAGTTTAAGTCAGTATAAAGATGGCCAATATTTTTACTTTGTAGACAAGGCAGTTGTTAAAAAATATGATGCTGCCACTAGCACATTAAATGCTAGTTTAGATTATAAAATCTATATTGGACGAGATAATTTGAAATTTCAATATATTCATAATGCAGATTATAACAGCCGTATAGATCCCGGCGCAAGTAATATCATGGATGTGTATGTGTTAACAGTGGATTATGATACACAGTTTAGACAATGGCTAGCGGGCGCAAATGTCAAGGAGCCAATGAGTCCAAGTAGTAGTGAACTTAATAGTTTACTAGCACCTAATTTAAATTTAATTAAATCTATTTCAGATGAAATTGTTTACCATCCAGTAAGTTATCTATTATTGTTTGGACCACAAGCTCCGGATAATTTACAAGCCACATTTAATGTTGTAAAAAATCCTTCAAGCACAGCCAGCGACAATGATATTATTGCAAGAATTATTGCGGCCTTTAATAGATTTTTTGCATTGGATAATTGGAATTTTGGCGATACATTTTATTTTACTGAGCTATCGACTTATGTAATGAATCAACTTACTCCAGATATTACTAACTTTGTTATTGTTCCCAAGCAGGGAAATTTATACTTTGGTGCATTATTTGAAATAAAATGCCCAAGTAATCAGATATTAATTAGTTGTGCTACTGGTGCAAACATTAAAGTAGTTGCAGGATTAACCAGTGACAATTCAAGAACAGTTACTGGCAGCGGCCTATCCTCTGTAGTAACAAGTCAAAACATAACTAGCGCAACTTTTGGAGTAACTAATGGCGAATAAAAACAATCCATTAGGCAATACAAATCTTACTGTAAACTTTCTTCCTAAATTTTATCAGTCGGATTCTAATAAGAAATTCTTACAAGCCACACTGGATCAGTTATACCAACCTGGCAGCATTAAAAAAATCAACGGGTTTATTGGCCGCGAAAATGCCAAATCATCTACTGGTACAGATATCTATCTTGAAGCTAGTGATCGAGTACGACAAAATTATCAGTTAGAGCCAGCCATAACCATAACAGACAACATTGGCAACCAAACATTTTTTAAAGATTATATTGATTATATTAATCAAATTAAAACATTTGGCGGTATCACGTCTAATCATGCTAGATTAAACAAACAAGAATTTTACAGTTGGGATCCACACATTGATTGGGATAAGTTTGTTAATTTTCAAAACTACTATTGGGTGCCATACGGCCCTGACACAATTAGATTGCAAGGTCAGCAAAAAGCAATCACAAGTACATACACTGTTACTATTGAACGAGAATTAAGTAACAACGAGTATTTGTTTACACCCAATGGATTTACCCGTAACCCTGTATTAAAATTATATCGTGGGCAGACTTATACGTTTGAGATTAATAGTCCTGGTAATCCTTTTAGTATTAAAACAGCACGTACACCTGGACGTGCCGATAGATACATTGTTGACACCATTGACAACTATGGAGTTGAAGTTGGAACTGTGACATTTACAGTCCCGTTAGATGCACCCACATTACTATTCTATCAAAGCGAAACAGACTTGCAGTTAGGTGGTGCAATTCAAGTATTGAGCATTACCGAAGATACTTACATTGATGTTGAAAATGAGTTGTTGGGTAAAAAACATTATACATTATCTAACGGTACATCATTGAGCAATGGGATGAAATTGGCATTTTTAGGAAATGTAACGCCTGTTGAATATGCATCTGGAGAATTTTATGTCGAAGGCGTTGGGGTTGCAATTAAGCTGATCTCTACAAGTAGATTAGAAATTATCAATCCTTATACTGAAGAAAAAACAATTCCGTTCGATAGTGATAAATTTGATACTCAACCGTTCAGCGACGCCACGGGCTATGCTGGGCAATCAGATTACATTGTAATTGACCGCGGTAGCAACGACGCCAACAACTGGAGTCGATACAATCGATGGTTTCATAAAGATGTGATTGCCGCTAGTTCGTTATATAACAATAATTCTATTAATTTGGATCAAACTGCAAGAGCTATTAGACCTATTATAGAATTTAATGCAAATTTAAAACTTGCAAATTTTGGCACTACTGCTATCACCGACGTTGATGTTCTTGACGATTTTACAACAGATGCATTTAGTATCATCGAAGGATCGTTTGCGTACAGTGTTGACGGAGTTGCTTTGGCAGAAGGACAACGAGTTATTTTCACTGCTGATCCCGACACCTTAGTTAAAAATAAAGTTTTTCAAGTTACATTTGTTAATGTACTACATCTCAACAATGGCAGTAGACAAATACATTTAGTAGAAGTTTCTTCTCCAGAGTTAAACCAAGTAGCATTGATCAAATATGGAACCAACCACCAAGGCAATGCGTTTTGGTATAACGGCACATCATGGATACAAGGACAGTTAAAAACCAAAGTAAATCAACCACCGTTGTTTGATGTGGTAGACGAAGACGGAATAAGTTATGCTGATACTACTGTTTACAATGGATCAACCTTTACAGGAACAACCTTATTTTCTTACAAAATTGGATCGGGCACTACAGATACTGCATTGGGATTTCCGTTAAGTTACAGAAATATCAGTAACATCGGCGATATTGTTTTTAATTTTACACTAGCTACAGATACATTTCAATACAAAAAAGAAACTGCATTATTGACACAGGCAATTAATGTAGGATATCTTGTAAGCCAGACATTTGCTGGAAAATTAACTTATAAAAACGGCTGGCAACTTTGCACAGCCACAAATACTCAGGCCGCTATCAGAATTTATAAAAAATCTGGAACTACAAATTATTTCAATCTAGATATTTTTGATGATATTACAAATCTAAACGATCTAGTAGTTAGAATCTATATAAATGGACATAGACTAGACCCAAATGCGTGGACTTTAATCGATACTCCGTTTTTTAAACAAGTACAATTAAAAACAGACATCTCATTAGATGATGTATTGACTATTAGAGCATTTACGGCACAGCCAATTAATAATCTTGGCTATTACGAAATACCTGTTAATTTACAAAACAATCCGCTGAATAATGCTATAGGAGATTTCACCCTAGGCGAAGTGAGCGATCATGTAAATTCAATAGTTGATAATTTAGATACTACATTTGTAGGAGTATTTCCGGGTGCTGGCAACTTACGAGACTTGGGTAATGTAACACAATACGGTACAAAATTTGTACAGCATTCCGGGCCAATGAGTCTTGCCATCTATCATACTACTAGTGAATCTAATAATGTTATTCGTAGCATAGAACAGGCGCGAGATGACTATAATAGTTTTAAAAGAAATTTTATTAAAATTGCTAGTAACTTGGGTGTTGACGGCGACACTATCACAATTACAAATCTAATATTACAAAAACTCAACAAAGACAAACCAAAAACTAGTCCGTATTACTTTAGTGACATGGTACCCTATGGCGCTTGTACAGTAACAGATCTTAATGTTGTTGATTATAGAATTAAACAGTATCCATTAAGCAAACCATTTACTTTAACAGCATTGAGCAATGATGCTGTGGGAGTATATTTAAACAATGTACAATTAGTTTATGGGCAGGATTATACTTTCCTCGATACCGGGTTTATTGTAATTGACAAATCTGTTGGCATGAACACAGGCGATATAATCACTACACGGGAGTATGATAGTACCGATGGATGTTTTGTACCAGCCACTCCAACAAAAATCGGTGTATGGCCAAAATTTGTTCCAAAAATTTATACAGATACATCCTTAGTAACACCTCGTGTTATGATACAAGGCCACGATGGTAGCCAAGTACTGGCCTACGGCGATCAGCGCGACAATTTAATTTTAGAATTAGAAAAGAGAATTTTTAATAATATCAAAGTTCAATATGACCCTGCAATTTTTGACGTTAGTGATGTAATTCCAGGATACAATCGATCAACTGATTATGATTTATCTGAGTTCAATGAAGTACTGGCTCCAAACTTCTACAAATGGACTAGTTTAGCCGGTCGAGATTTTACTAAACCGTTAAGCTACGATATAAGAAATTCTTTTACATACAACTACTCTAATTCAGTTGGACCCGACGGAAACCCAATTCCGGGCTATTGGAGAGGAATTTATCGATGGTTGTTAGATACGGATCGTCCTAATCTATGTCCTTGGGAAATGCTAGGATTCAGTATTGAGCCTAGTTGGTGGTCTACAGTATACGGAGCTGGTCCGTATACCGGGGATAATCTGCCAATGTGGCAAGATATTAGCGAAGGCATGGTACGCGAACCTGGAGTACCCGCAGTTAAACTACACAAGTATGTTAGACCATTTTTAATGAATCATATTCCAGTTAACAGCGATGGCACATTGTTAAGCCCAATTGATTCTGGATTGGTATCTGGATCGATTACTCCTAGTGTTGATAACAGTTTTGTATTTGGAGATGTAAGTCCGGTTGAGGCCGCTTGGCGTCGCAGTAGTCATTATCCGTTTAGTGTAATCATAACTGCTACGCTTTTAAATCCTGCAAAAACTTTTGGACTTTTATTAGATCGAGCAAACACTAAACGTAATCGAGCCGGTCAATTAATTTATGCAAATACTAATCTGCGTGTACGTCCAACGGATATAGTATTGCCTAGCATTTATTCAAGTACAACACGAGTACAAACTGCTGGGTTGATCAATTATATTGTGGATCATATTTTAAATTTTGTGTTTAGTAACAACGTCCGAGATTATAATCAATATGCTACTGATTTAGATACACTAACCAGCCAGATTAGTTATCGAGTTGGTGCGTTTACTAGTAAAGAACAATTTAATCTTTTGTTAGATAGTAAAACTCCGTTGAGTACAGGTAGTGTGTTTATTCCGCAAGAAAATTATCACGTTAATATTAATTCTTCTAGTCCTATTAAAAAAATAACTTATAGTGGAGTTATTATTACTAAATTACAATCGGGATACGAAGTTAAAGGCTACAGTACTACACAGCCTTATTTTAAATATTATCCTTATTTGCAAACAGGACAAAAAATTAATGTAGGCGGTATAAGCGAAAGTTATGCAACTTGGACACCAGGCCAACAATACGTTGCTAATTCAGTTGTCTTATATAGTGGTCGATATTATCGAGTACTATCAACCATGACCGCAGGCTCATCATTTGATCCTACGTCATTTGCTTCTTTGGGAGAATTGCCCATCGCAGGTGGTGCAAATGCTGTTCTAAGAAAACTATGGGATAGAACTAATCCGGTAGTAGTTCCGTACGGAACAGAATTTACAAAAATACAAGAAGTTGTTGATTTCTTACAAGGTTACGGAGAATGGTTAACAGACCAGGGATTTGTATTTGACGAATTTAACAGTAACTTGAATGCCGTTGCCAACTGGGAAAATAGTGCTAGAGAATTTTTATTCTGGACTACCCAGAACTGGAGTTCAGGTGCCGACAAATGGGCTGATTGGACCCCCAACGAGCCTGTCGCATACGGTAATGTTGTTAGGTATAATGGAGATTACTACAGCGCATTATATAACCTGGCCTCAACCGATATATTTGATCCAAACAAATATACTAAATTAGATGGGTTAAGTAATATCGGTAGCAGTGTTATTAGTCTAAGCCCAAGTGCAAACAAACTAACGTTTAATACTGAACTAGCTGTTGTGGATAATATTAGTAATCAGTTTTACGAATATGAAATATTTAAAGTCGATGGTACACCATTGGCTCCATTATTTTTAGATAGTTATAGAGAAAACAATATTGTAAGTTATAGTCCTCGTACAACTGATGGTATATACGGTGCTAGTTTTTATCTAATACAAAACGAACATGTTATTACAATAGATAACACTACAATTTTTAACGATGTTGTTTATAATCCAGAAAGTGGCTACAGACAGGAACGTGTTAAAGTATCAGGGCATGTTAGTATTGATTGGTACGGTGGCCTAGATGTTCCAGGTTTTATATTTGATCAAGCTAACATTAAGCAATGGCAACTATGGCAAGATTATGCTCTAGGCGATATTGTAAATAACCAAGGATTTTATTACAGCGCATTATCTGCATTGCCCGGTACAGAAACATTTAATCCAAATAGTTGGGTACAATTAACAAATAAACCTACTCCAAAATTAATTCCTAACTGGACTTATAAAGCAAGTCAGTTTACTGAGTTTTATAACCTCGATGGCGATAACTTTGATGGTGCCCAACAAACAATGGCACATCATTTAATTGGATACCAAAAAAGACAATACCTTAATAATATTATTCAAGACAATGTAAGCGAATTTAAATTCTTCCAAGGAATGATTCGCGAAAAAGGTACACAAAATAGTCTTAATAAATTATTTGACGTGTTAAGTTCTGACAGTAAAGAAAGTCTTAAATTTTACGAAGAGTGGGCAGTACGTGTTGGACAGTATGGTGCTAGCAGAGCCTTTGAAAATATTGAATTTATATTAGATGAAGGACAGTTTAGATTAAATCCTCAAGGATTCCAACTAGTGACCACACCTGATGTTAATCTCAACAGTACGTTTATCGTACAACAAAAATCTACAGATGTATATTTAAAACCGTTGGGTTACAATTCAAAACCTTGGCCGGTATTAACAAATTATAAACCTTTCTTGCGTAGTGCAGGTTATGTTAATTCAACGGAAGCATCTATAAGTCTTGGATACTTGCCAGAAATTGCTGCCTTGGACATTGCTACAATTAACGAAGGTGCATATATTTGGGTATCTTTTGAAGGCCCCAGCTGGAATTTATATCGATATACCGATAT